TCCTGTGCAATACAGGCTTCAATCCTTTGTAGCTTAGCTCTCAAATTTGTCTAACTTTTTGGGGTCAGATCATTTTCATGCTAGATGGCGGTTACTTTTTATATTATCTGCAACAGTGCTCTATGAAATAACCCGTAGGGATATGAATGAGCTTGACTGTCACGTGGAGTGTATATTTTTGAATCAATTCTCATGTCTTCATAAATATCTGCTAATTTTTAACATGATTATAAAATTTTAATAAAATCCTAAATCTGCTGATGTTACACCCACGTTATATGATGACATGATTTGTTCAAACACAGTCAACGCTAATCTTGCTGATGTAGTAGTTAATTTTTCTGCAGTATCTTCCAATGTGTATGACATGTTTGTATCATAAAAGATTACAGCTGACTCGTCATCCATTAACAGTTTGTACATTATACCATTACCATAATACTGTGAATCTCCATCATAAAAAGTAACACTGCATGTACTGTCGCTTACACTTTCAATATCGAAATATACCATAATGTTCATATTAGATCTATCATATCCACTTAAATTATTTATCCTAATAATATCTGTGCTTGGATAATATTTAACCTGTGTATATACATACATATTAGTGCTTTCATTAATTGCATCTAAATAATAATATGAGCCGTTTGAATCACTACTATACTTGCCGTATTTTTTGCAGGCATTTGCTATTTTCTGTTTTACCGAAGTCTTTGTATATGTAACAACAGGTTTCTTATTATTTGCTTTTTTGACACTTTTTTGTTTAACAGTAACTTTGCATTTTAGTTTCTTATTTCCAACTTTCGCAGTAATAGTTGCCTTGCCGGCTTTCTTACCTTTGACTTTTCCTTTGCTGCTTACTGTTGCAACTTTTTTGTTAGAAGATGACCATTTAACTTTTTTTCTATTACCTTTCACCTTAAGTTTAACAGTTTTTCCAACATAAATTGTTGCTGATTTTTTGTTTAGTTTTGGTTTTTGTGCTGCATTTGTATTTGTTGTTGGGATTAATATAAGTGACATCACTATTGCAACTACAAATACTGATAATTTCTTCATGTACTTCTCCATAAGCTTTTTCTCCTTTTCACTTATTCTAAAATAGTATATCTGGCTCGTCTAACATACTACTTCTTGCACTTACTTGTGCCCATTTCATTACCATATATATTACTTTAGAATCTTTTTATAATACGTTTCCGATAACGTAATTATATCACAGCACTATATACCATTTTTTCTCAAACTGACCTCTTGTTCTCTCTTATATTCTATTTTTTAACTTTTCTTGTTTTAGACCAACGGCTATGAATTTTTCTTCCATTAACTATAGCGTAGGTTCTTATTTTAAATAAATAAGTTCCTTTGGATTTCAACCTGCTTACATCAGCCGTCATTCCTGTAGCACCTTTTTTCTTTTTGCTCTTTTTTATGTTTTTAATTGTTTTCACTTTTTTAAATTTTCCTTGGGTGCCTTTTCTCATATACACCTCAACGCCTTTGCTGTTGTCTTTTATTACTCCCCATGACAAAATCCATATGGTTTTGCTTTTTCTTAAAGTTAATTTAGGCTTTTTAGGCACGCCTCTAACATATGTTGACCAAATGACTGACCAGGTTACTTTATTATTTTTTCCATGACAATTTTACAGAATGGTAATTCAGTTCTTTTACACTTTTTATTTTGAATTTGCCTGATGGTGTAATATCAAAATATCATTTCGTAATTTTAGTATTATTCCTGCCTTACGTTGTCTGATTTCCTGAATCTTCTGTTGGGTTTATATCAGATGTACTATTTGGGCTTGTTTCTGTTGGTCCAACCGGTGTATTTTCCTTAGTTTCAGATGTTTCAGACTCACCAGATTCTGTTGATGTATTGTTAGTCACTTCCGTTGTTACATTACCGCTTGCCTCTGTTGTTGTATTATCTGATGTCTCTCCATCATTGTTTTCAAATTCATAGGCATACCTTTTTTTGCCAGTTCAATATTGGGATTTTTTATTGTCATAGTAGTTAATTCAGGGCAATTAGCAAAAATTTGATCCTTTATCTCTGGTACCTTACTTGGAATTGTGATTTCTTTAAGTTTTGCATCACATTGAAACGCATAATTTTCAATGTATTCAATACTTTCAGGCAGGTAAACATATTCAAGTTCTCTTTTATAACTCATCCCTGATGTCTCAATTCCTTCAACTCCATTACCTATTATTACAGTTTTACAGCCTAACTCCGGCAACATAGTTTTTTTAATAATAACACCTTTATTACCAACAAAATAGAATCCAGCCGTATAACCTACCACATTTTCCCCACCATCAGGCCATGATTTTGGAAAATTTACTGCATATCCTGTTGTTACGTCTTTCATATTATTACATCCGTAAAAAGCATTATCTTCAATTGTTCCACATGGAATTTTATCGTAACCTCCATTTGGATTTGCGTTAGATGGCAAAAAATGTATACAGATTCAAGTCCCGTACAATTAAAGAATGCCTAGTCAGACACTCTGCTTATATGCTTAAGTAATACTATTTCTCCCCTCCTGCCACGCATAACCTCTTATTAAGTTCTATAAATATAAGATCTTTCGTGTTATTTTACGCTTGTATTTTATATATAAATTATATCACACCATACCACTATAGTCATTTTTACTGCAACTATTTATATATAAAAATACCTGCCACAATTCGAATGTGACAGGTATTTCAAACTGATTTTTCATTTTATATATGTTTTTTCTTTTTTATTTTACCCTTGCTAATAAAAGAATACTTATGTTGTTCTCCCTTGATGGTTTTAACTTTATGTCTTTCCTCTCAACCTAAGTATCTACCTATATAGTATCTATAAATACTAAATTATAATATCCTGGTTTCAAGTCCGTACTAATATAACCATATGCATCAGTAAAACTCTCTCCCACTGCTATATCAGGTGAATATACTGTTCCTGTTTCAACTACACTACCATTTGAATCATATAATTTCCATCCAACAGGTACATATGAACTATAATTTGATCCATTAGCATCGTAAGTTTTCTTTCCTGAAACAAATAATTTAACACTAAACTCATTATCAGAACTATAATAATCTTTTTCATATAATATATGGCGTTTTTTTCAACAACTGCCCCCTCACACATCATTTTTTCCACTCATTCAACTTTAATAAAAAATAGCTGATTGAGAACACAATATTGTTATATGAACTCAATCAACTACTTTTTTCTTTACTGTACTATAAACGTATATCCATTTTCTTTTGCCCAGGTTTCTGCAAACGAACCTTTCACTCCCTTTATTTCCGTTAGGGCATTACAATTTAAAAATGTACCTTCACCTATAGCAGTAACGCTACTTGGAATTGTTATACTTGTTAAATTAATGCATCCTAAGAATGCTATAGTCCCGATACTCGTTACACTCTTTGGAATTACTATACTAACAAGACTGATACAACCAAAAAATGCACCATTAGCAATACTTGTTGCCCTATCTGGAACTATGGCGTTTCTTAATTTTTTACAATTTTTAAATGCATTATCTCCTATACCCACCACATTATTTGATGTTTTTATACCTATTTGTACATCAGATGTAATAATTTCAGTAAGATCTGTACATTCATCAAATGCGCTATTTCCTATATAGGAAACCTGTTTGTTAATAGTGATACTTTCCAAACTACTACATTCAGAAAATGCCAAATTCCCTATATCTGTTACGCCTTTTGCTGTGACATTAACTAAACTTTTACAACCTTTAAACGCAACTTCTCCTATGCTTGATACAGTATTTGGAATTGATATATTCCTCAAATTACTACAGCAATAAAAAGCGCCAGTTTCAATTCCTGTTGCATTATCTGGTGTTGCTATTTCTGTGATACTATCTGAAACTATAACTCTATTCAAACTAGTACATTGATTAAATGCATAATGTTGTATAGTTGCTACACTATTTGGAATCGTAACGCTAATCAATCCACTACATCCCGAGAAAGTGCCATCGGATATACTCGTTAAGCCTTCCGGAATTATTATACTTTCCAAATTAATGCAATTTCTAAATGCATCATTTCCAATGTAAGTCATTGTTTTGGGCATATCTATATTTTTTAAATTAGTACATTCTTTAAATGCCAAGCCACCTATACTTATAACACTATCTGGTAAGGTTATATTTCTTAAATTAGTACATTTATAAAATGTTGTTCCACCTATACTTGTCAGGCTCTCTGAAATTGTTATATCATCTAAATTGCTACATTGAGAAAATGCTCCTGCACCTATATCGGTTACACTGTTTGGTATTGTGATACTTTTCAAACTGCTACATTCAGAAAATGCTCCTTCACCTATATCGGTTACACTGTTTGGTATTGTGATACTTTTCAAACTGCTACAAGTTCTAAATGCTCCTTCACCTATTTGAGTTACCCCATTTGGAATTATCACTTTTTGCAAATTATAACAATTCTCAAACGCTCTCAGACCTATACTTGCACCACCATCTAAATCTGTTTCTTTTGCAAATTTATTTGAATTTGTTATACTCTTCAAACTACTACAACCCCTAAACGCACTATATCCTATATTTATTTTTCCATCCGTTAATGTAATATTTTCTAATTTACTACATTCACAAAAAGCTACATCTCCTATACTTGTCACACTCTCTGGTATTTCTATATCAATTAAATTTCTGCATTGAGAAAATGCTCCATCCCCAATACTTATCAAATTATCGGGAAGTATAATCCTTGACAACTCACTGCAATAATCAAATGCACCACTTTCTATCTTCTTTAAACTATCAGGAAGCGTCATGTTTTTTAAGCTGCTACATCCACTAAATGTGTTTTTTTCTATACTTGTCACACCTTCAGGAAAATCAATTTTTATTAGTTTATAACATCCTTCAAATGCACTTTCTCCTACCCTTGTCAGACCATTGGGGATTGTTATATCAGTTAAATTTGAACAGTACTTAAATGTACCATTTTTTATATTTGTCACTCCTTTTGGTATGATAATTGAATATAATAATTTGCATCCACTAAATGCACTTTCTCCTATATTGGTTACACTTTCAGGTATAGTAATTTCACTTAATGTACAACATTCATTAAATACATTATCTCCGATGCTTTTTAAACTATTTGGAAGAATAATTTTTTTCAGACCATTACATTTATAAAATGCTTCATTCCCTATACTTACAACCCCATCTGGTATTGTGATACTTTCTAATTCGCTATATCCAACAAATGCACGTTCTCCAACAGCAACAACTTTTTTCCCATTGATTGTATTTGGTATGACTACATTACTGTCATATCCTTTGTACCCAGAAACTTCTACACCACCATACACTTCTTTTGTTTTAAATGGTGTCGCCTGAGTTGTAGGTTGTTCTGTCGTAGGTTGTTCTGTTATGGGTTCCGTTGGTTTGACTGTCGTAGGTTGTTCTGTTATGGGTTCCGTTGGTTTGACTGTTGTAGATTCTGTTGGTTTGACTGTTGTTGGATGTTCTACATTATTATTTGAATCCTTAATGTACGGTAATTTGACCGCAACATCTCTGTTATAATCAGTCATTCCCAAATTTGCCAACGATATTTTAACTTTGCCACCTATTACTCTATCCATCAAAACAAAATTTAATCTCAAATAAGTATTTGCATAATCTTTAATTTCATCTTCAGAAGATGCACCTCTATTACTATTTATTACATAACCTACAGTAGTATTTTTGTTTTTAGTATATTTTGCTCCCTCAAAATTAGACTGTGCTGTATAGTTTAAAAAAACACTTGATATTTCATATTTAATAATTGGAGATTTACTCATATTAAACCATATTGTGCCCTTTTCACTCATATTTGCCACAACTTCAAATCTATACATATCTGTATTTTTATTATATATTAAGCTACATTCATAAATAAGATCATTATGATATATTTGCATATATTTATTTTCAAAATTATTACTTGCTAGCCCATTTGAAATAATAAAATTTTTCAACTTATTGTAATAATCAGTAATTGACAATTCTTGTTTCG